CAGTCGAAGCCACTGCTCGGCGGATTCGATGGCCGAGGGGGCGCGGACAACGTAGGTCGCGCGCATGTTGATGTCGGCGTCGATGGGCTGCACCGGTTTACCCCATCCGCGCTCAAGTAATGCGATCGACGCGGCGACCTGAGACGCTGGCGGCGCGTCGTCATCAGCCACGATAGTCGCCAGCCTGTTGATGGCGTCGGGCGTGTACGTCCGCGCCAGTTCGATGACACCTTGAAGGGATTTCGGCTTCCCGGTTGGGTTGCCGGACTGTCCTGGCTTGAATGTTCCAGGCCGCGCCACTCTCAAAGAACCTGATAGCAGGTCATTTTCGCACTGTTTCCCGCCAGTTTTCTGATGTGGTATCCGGCTACCACACCGGCTGCGTCGCGTGTCAATACCAGACACCGCGATATCAACGGATTACACGCCGCGATACCTGAAGTAATTGTTTTGGTACGGTGGCGGTATTAATCGTGGTTTTGGGATGAAATCCGGTCTGACCGCCCGGATTTCTGGTCAGATCGGGCCGTTAGTTCGGCCCGATCACGGGTGGCGCCCAGCCTTATGGGCCTCCGCGTTGCCGCCAGATAAATCGCCAGAAAGACGCCCCGTGATGTCCTCGCAGGCATACGGCGCGCGTGAAGGCGCGGCAGCGCAACCAGGCGGTGCCTCCGGTTGGCTGGCGTCTGATGCGGCGGCTCGCTTTCACATTCATCGGCGCTCGCTCCCGCCGGGGTCCAACGGTCGTGGGTAGCCACTCAGTTATCGGCGCTCGCCTGCGGCGGGGTCAACTGTCCGCATATCGTCGTCAATGACAAAATGCAGACAGATGCGATTTATTTTCCGGCCTGGGCGAGGCGCTCGTACAAACCTCGAGGTCGTCCGCAAACGTCCGTTTGAACGCGCGGCCAGCGAACCTTTTCCCGCGTTCCTGGGGCTGATTCGCCCCGTTTCAGGTCTGCTCAGACCTGATTTCACCCAAAAACCCGATTAACACCGCCATCTTACCTAAACCCGTCGTCAAGGTATCGCGGCGTGTAAGACGTTGATATCGCGGTGTCTGGTATTGACACACGATGGAGATAGTGTGGTAGCCGGATACCACATCAGAAAACTGGCGGGAAACCGTGCGAAAACCTCGTGCCGCCGCAGCAATATCAGAGTCCTTAAAGCCAAAACTGGAGGTTTCCTATCTGCCAGTGGCCGAACTCGTCCCCGCTGAACGTAACGCACGCACCCATTCCCCCGAGCAAATCCAGCAGATCGCCGCGAGCATCCGCCAATGGGGTTGGACCAACCCCATCCTGATCGACGAGGGACGTGCCATCATCGCCGGCCACGGCAGGCTGGAGGCGGCACGGGCGGCGGGACTGGTCGAGGTGCCCACCATCACGCTGGCGGGCCTCGGCGCCGCTCAGAAGCGCGCCCTGGCCATCGCTGACAACAAGCTGGCGCTCAACGCCGGGTGGGATGACGAACTGTTGCGGCTGGAACTGGGCGAACTGGGGCTTGAGGGCTTCGACCTCGGCCTGATCGGGTTCAGCGACCTGGAACTGAAGGACATCCTCGCCGATCGCACGGACGGCCTCACAGATCCCGACGATGTGCCGGAGCCGCCGGCGGAGCCCGTGACGCGCCTCGGCGACGTGTGGCTGCTCGGGCGGCATCGGCTGGTGTGCGGGGACTGCACCGACGCTGGTGTGGTCGAGGCGGCGCTGGGCAGCGTGAGGCCGCACCTGATGGTGACAGATCCGCCGTATGGGGTGGATTATGACCCAGCGTGGCGGGACGAACGTGCGAAAATGGCGCCATCAATGGGCAACCGGAAAGACACCGCGAAAGGGCGCGTTGAGAACGATACTCTAGCCGACTGGGGCGAAGCGTGGAGTCTATTCCCCGGCGATGTCGGTTATATTTGGCACGCACACCTACGCGCCCCGGATGTGGCTGCGTCGCTAACGTCTAACGGCTTCGACCTGCGTCAAGCCATCATCTGGAACAAAGGGCGGATCGTGGTCGGGAGGGCGCACTACCAGTGGCAGCATGAGCCGTGCTGGTACGTTGTTCGGCAGGGCGCGACCGGGCACTGGAACGGCGACCGCACACAGTCCACGGTGTGGGATATCGATATGCCCCGCAAGTCTGAGACTGGTCACTCGGCCCAAAAACCCGTCGAGTGCATGCGCCGCCCGATCGAGAACAACTCCAGCCCAGGTCAGGCGGTTTACGATCCTTTCGTCGGCTCCGGCACCACCATCATCGCCGCCGAGATGACCGGCCGCGCGTGTCACGCAATCGAAATATCCCCAACATACGTCGATGTCGCCGTGCTGCGCTGGCAGGCGTTCACCGGCCAGACCGCGACGCTCGCAGCCGACGGCCGCGCGTTCACTGACATCCAAACAGAGCGAGGACTGTCCAATGCCGCTTGAGGGCTTCGATGACGCCGATATCCCGCCGCGCGACATGGGCCGCCGCTCTGGCCCCGGCTCTGGCGCGGTGATCGATCTCGGTATCGTCGAGCGCGCGGCGTCCATCGGCTGCACCAGAGACGAGCAGGCGGCGCTGACCGGTGTGGCTCCCGCGACGTTCTACAAGCACCTGGCGGAAGACCCAGCCGTACAGGAGGCGCACGAATACGGCGCGGCCAAGGGGCGGGCCACGCTGCGCCGGGCGCAATGGAAGGCCGCCGTGACGGACGGCAATCCCACAATGCTGGTCTGGCTCGGCAAACAACTACTCGGCCAACGTGATACCCAGACGATGCAGACCTTGGACAAGGACGGCAACCCCATCGATCCGATCGTGCCCGTCCTTAACGTGACGATGGCGCGTGAGTAGCCTCGACCAACGCAAGGCCGAGATCGACATACGGCTGCATAAAAAGCAGAGCGTGGCGCTGGAATCATTCGCGACCGAGATTTTGTATGGCGGGGCGGTCGGCGGCGGTAAGTCGTTCCTCATGCGCGTGGCCGCCGTGATGTGGTGCGGCCGGATACCAGGGCTCCAGGTCTACCTGTTCCGCCGCCTGCGCGACGATCTGGTCAAGAACCACATCGAGGGGCCGAAGGGCCTGCGCATGATGCTGGCGCCATGGGTCGGCGCCGGGCTCGTGACCATGGTCGGCGATGAGATACGTTTCTGGAACGGATCGAAGATATACTTATGTCATTGTAAAGACGAAAAGGACAGGTTCAAGTATCTGGGCGCGGAAATCCATCTGCTGCTGATCGACGAACTGACAACGTTCTCGGACGTGATCTATCGCTTCCTGCGCTCGCGTCTGCGGATGGTCGGCGTGAAGATCCCCGATGATCTGCGGGGGCGGTTTCCGCGCATCATCTGCGGTTCGAACCCCGGCAACGTGGGGCACCAGTGGGTCAAGGCCGCGTTCATCGATCCGCGCGCGCCGCTTGAGTGCGAGATCATGCCGGAGGTCGAGGGCGGGATGCTGCGGCAATACATCCCGGCGCGGCTGGAAGACAACCCATCGATGGCCGAGGATGACCCCGGCTACGCGAACAAGGTCTCCGGGATGGGCAATCCGGAGCTTGTGCGCGCGATGCGCGACGGTGACTGGAACGTGGTCGCCGGGGCGTTCTTTCCCGAGTTCAGTGCCGACCGGCACATCATCATGCCTCGATCCCTCCCCGATCACTGGGCGCGGTTCCGCTCGTTCGACTGGGGCAGCGCCCGGCCGTTCGCGGTGCACTGGTGGGCGGTCAGTGATGGATCGGTTCCTGATATCGCGCGCGGCTGCCTCGTCTGTTACCGCGAGTGGTACGGCATGAAGCCGAACGAGCCGAACGTTGGGCTGCGTATGACCGCCGAACAGGTGGCCGAGGGCATACGCGCGCGTGAGCGTGATGATCCGAAGCCCGCCAGCGGCATGATGGTGGGTGTGGCCGATCCCGCGATCTTCAGCGAGGACGGGGGGCCGAGCATCGCGTCCAGGATGACCCAGGCGGCGCGCATCGTGTTCCGGCCGGCGGACAACAAGCGGGTGCCGCAGCGTGGCGCGATGGGTGGCTGGGATCAGGTCCGCGCGCGGCTGGTGGGCGATGCGGACGGCAACCCGATGGTGGTGTTCTTCTCGACGTGTCGCGACCTGATACGAACGGTTCCGGCATTGCAACACGATCCGAGCCGTGCGGAAGATGTTGACACAAGTTCTGAAGATCATTGCGGAGACGGAATGAGATACGCAATGATGTCACGTCCTTACGTTCGCGATATGGAACGGCAGAAGCCGCGAGACTCGTGGGACGCGGCGTTCAATCGTGACGACAACGAAGTGCGTGACTGGAGGGTGGCGTGATGACCAGCCGCATGAAACAGGGACAGATCAGGGGACTAACTGATAATCGCTTGATAACTGGCGGAAAAGCGTCAAATTGGGCGGATGTATCATCCGCCGGAGGGGATTAATGACTGACATTCGCACATTGTCCGGCGCGGAGTTCCAGCGTTCGGTGCGCGACGATCCCGAGAAGTGGGCCGACGCGGCGATGGTGGCGGCCGAGGACCTGGGCTACAAGATCGATCGGGATTGGATACGATCGCTCCTGGCCGACGCCATGGCCGCCGCCCGCGAGGGCTCGATCCGCGAAGTGATCAAACGGGACACTTACCCGTGAGTAAACATGACGACGAGGTGATGCTCGACGCCTACAACGAAGGCCTTGAACTCGCCGCCCGGTTGCTGAAGGCGTTGGGCTGCGACGACCCAAAGCAGGCAACGCGGGAACAGCTCGACGTCGTCACGTCCGCCATCCTGGCGCCCATCGCCGCCGGGGGCGTCAAGATCACCGAGAGACAACTCAAAGCAGATCACCGCAAATTGACCTGGCTTAAAGCGCGGCAGGTATCCTGATGTCCCAGGCCCTCTACCTCGACCCGCCGACAGACCCGGAGGCCGCCGAGGCATCCCGGCCGAAGGGTGGCCCAGGCATCGCGTCCGACCGCTACCCGCGCAATCTCGATGACCTCCACGCGCGGCTCGTGCGGTGGTTCGAGGACGGCGAGACGGCGACCGCTGACGGGAGGCGCCTGTCGCAGCGGGACCGGGACTATGTGTGCGGCAACCAGTGGACACGCGCCGAACTGGACGTGCTGAAGGCGCGCGGCCAGCCGGACGTCACGATCAACTACTGCTCGCGCAAGATCGAACTCATGTGCGGTCTGGAGCGCAAATCGCGCACCGACCCGAAGGCGTTCGCGCGCAACCCGGCCGACGAGGACAAGGCCGACGCGGCGACCCAGGCGCTTCGTTACATCTCCGATGACAACAACTTTCCGCTGATCCGGTCTGACGTTTACGAGAACATGATGGTCGAGGGCGTCGGCGGGGCAGAGCTTGGCCTGGAGGACGACGGCAAGGGCGGCGCGGACATCACGATCACTCAGGTGCCGTTCGATCGTCTGTTCTGGGACCCGCATTCGCGCCGACTCGATTTCTCCGACGCGCGCTACAAGGGCATCGTGATCTGGATGGACCGTGACGAGGCCTACGAGATGTGGCCCGACGCGGAGGATCTGATCAGCGATACGTTCCAGACGCGGGACGGGAGTTATACCGACCGGCCGAACGAAGTGGTCTGGTGCGACAGCACGCGCGAGCGCATCCGCGTCGTGCAGTGCCACTGGCGCGAACGCGACGAATGGTGGGCGGCGACATTGACCCGCGCCGGCTTCCTCGCCGAGCCGACGAAATCGCCATACCTGGATCACAAGGCCCGCTCCGCATGTGGTCTGATCATGGCCAGCGCGCACGTTGACCGCGAGAATAATCGTTACGGTATGGTGCGCGACCTGATCTCCGAGCAGGACGAGATCAACAAGCGGCGCAGCAAGGCGCTGCACCTGTTGAGCGTCAAGCAGGTCATCATGGAGGATGGCGCGGTCGCGGATATCGACAAGGCGCGGCGCGAGGTCGCGCGCCCGGACGGGCTGGTCGTCGTCAATCCCGGAATGAAGTTCGAGATCCACGACACGGCCGACCTGGCGGAGGGGCAGTTCAAGCTGCTCCAGCATGCGACGGCCGAGATGCAGGCCTCCGGGCCGAACGCCTCGATGTCGGGCACCGATCCGCGCGAGTTGTCCGGGCGGGCGATCCTCGCCCAGCAGGCGGGCGGGGCGGCGGCGCACGAGCCGATCGCGGATACGCTGCGGATGTGGTCGCGGACGCTCTACCAGGTGGCATGGATGGCGGCGCGGCAATACTGGACGGCGGGGCG